GGATTGCGGATGCGTAGGAGTTAAAAATATAACTGAGCAGATAGATCGAATACCGGACACAAAGATAAGCAGGTGTAAAAGTTGTGGGGCTTGGCAGTTCGAAGCTAAACCCTGTCATACTTGCTTATTGATTGGAGAATATGATGCCAACATATGAATACAGCTGTAAAGAATGCGGCACTTATGGATCAGTCCATCGAACCTACAAAGAGGATGATGGCGGTATGAATTGTCCTAAGTGTGGGCTAGACATGACAAGGATCTACTCAACAGTAGGCTTAGTCTTTAAGGGCGATGGATGGGCTGGTAAGACTAAATGAAAATTGGATCTCTTTGCACAGGTTATGGCGGTTTAGATTTAGCTGTTGAAACATTCTTTAATGCTGAAATGGTTTGGTGTGCTGAGAATGATAAATATGCATCTAAAGTAATCGAAGCAAGATTTAACAAACCAAATTTAGGAGATATTAAGCAAATTGATTGGTCATCAATTGAACCAATAGACATACTTACAGCTGGTTATCCATGTCAGCCTTTTAGCCATGCAGGACATAGAAAGGGAGAAAATGACGAAAGACACATTTGGCCGCATATTCTTAAAGGAATTAGCATCTTACGACCAAAGTTCATCATCTTGGAAAATGTCAGAGGGCATCTCTCACTCGGATTTAAGGAAGTTCTCAGCGACCTTGCCCAAAATAGGTATGATGCAAAATGGCGTATTGTTCGAGCTAGTGATGTCGGAGCACCGCACCAAAGGGCAAGATTATTCATTATTGCCTACTCCAACAGCGATGCATGTGAGGAATCACGACGAACCGATAGAAAAATATCAACAAAGAATAGAGGACTTCAATCAGGGAAAAACATTGGGCAAACCCGGAGCGAGCACAGGTGTAGCTGTAAGGCTGATTGCAACACCGACAACCAATATCAGTCATACAACAGGCAAATGTCGGAATTGGGGAGCGGATTTATTACACGATGTGAAATGTCTATGCAAACCGCGCCAGATACATTGGTTGATGACAAATTAAACGCTAAGTTTGTTGAGTATATGATGGGTTTACCAGATGGATGGGTAACCAATTTAGATTTATCAAGGGCTCAACAATTAAAGATGCTTGGTAATGGGGTAGTTCCACAACAGGCTTATTATGCATTGGAGTTATTACATGAGTGAGGCAGGTTATTCAGACACTTGGTTAGATGAGGATGATTACAGAATAGTGACATGCCGTCTGACCTGCGGTTTTACTAGATGATTTGGAGTCATATGATACGCTCTAGGCAAGTATTTGCCCTAAAGGCAAAAACGCGAGCCCGTAAGGCTCAGCTCGCGAGGTGCTGGCTAGTCGGGGGAGCTCTGTTTGTTTTACAAACCTTTGCATTAGATACAGCTAAATCTCAAGAACTAAAGGTTAATACATTAAAACAAATTACATTTCATAAGATGAATTACAACTTTGAACAGTTTTACTGTTTAGATGAAATTGTATATAAAGAATCTAGATGGAACTACAAAGCCAAGAATCCTAAGTCAAGTGCATCAGGACTATTTCAAGTATTAAAGTCTAAAGAGAAAGATCCTATCAAACAGATAGATCAAGGACTTAAATATATTAATCATAGATACAATGGATGTGCTTGCACAGCGCTCGCACACCATAAAGCTAAAGGCTGGTATTAGTGAGTAGATCAGCATTAAGAGATAGTGGATCGACCAGACAATGGAGATCAATAAGAGAACGCATTCTAAGACGCGATGGATTCATATGCCAGTATTGTGCACAAGAAGCCACTACAGTAGATCATGTAATACCTAGACGCTTAGGCGGATTAGATACCGATGATAATTTAGTAGCTGCATGTTCAAGATGTAATTATTCGAAGGGTGGGCGGTTTTTTGTGAGCAAGAGAACACCACCGACCCCCCTTTCCTTTTCTAACCCACAAAACACCTCGATCGCTCACGATCAGACCGGATCGCTTTGAACAATTTTGAAAAAGAATTGATCGACTCGATTCAGGCTCAATCAGAATTAGGAGGTGTGAAAACACCGCGTATTCACTCTCCATTGAATGATTTGCCGTCTAAAGGTCAAGAGATGATTGACTTTGCAGCTGAGATTGGCATTCCCTTAATGGATTGGCAAAAGTTCGTGGCTATTCATGGGCACAAAGTTAAGCCGGATGGTCGATGGCATCATTCTGAGGCTGGGTTATTGATCGCACGCCAGAATGGTAAGTCCACATTTATGATGCTCCGGATCTTAACTGGCATGTATGTCTGGGGCGAGAACTTACAGCTATCCTCAGCTCATAGACTTACGACCTCGCTTGAAACCTTTAGGCAGATGGTGTCGCTAATTGAGGGTAATGATAAATTAGCAAGTGAAGTAAAAAAGATTAGATGGCAACATGGTGCTGAGGAAATGGAATTAAAGGGCGGTCGCAGGTTTGTGGTAAAAGCAGCCAACAATGCTTCCAGAGGTATCTCTGCTCCATCGACTATCCATCTTGATGAGCTTAGAGAATATAAAGATGAAGATGCTTGGTCATCTATGCGATATACCATGATGAGTTCGAAAAATCCGCAAGTTTGGGTTTACAGCAATGCAGGTGATCAGCATTCTGTAATCCTTAATAAACTAAGGGAGCGTGCATTAGCAGCCAGCACAAATCCTTTAGATACGATAGGTTGGTTTGAATGGAGTGCCGAACCTGATTCGCCAATTACCCTTCCGTCGGGTGAAATCAATTGGAAAGCATTCGCTCAAGCCAACCCATCGCTTGGAACTACAATCCATCCAGATAACTTAAAAGCGGTTATTAATGATCCACCTGATATTGTAAAAACTGAAGTTTTGTGTTTATGGGTTGATACAATAAATTCAGCAATTGATGTTCAAAAGTGGAATTTATGCCAGACTGACCCAATACCATTAGACCCTGACAAAGAAACTTGGTTTGGATTAGATTTAAGTCCAGATCGTAAATTTGGGGCATTAGTGGCTACTCAGAAATTACCAGGAGAAAAATTTAACTTAGTTTTACTTCATACATGGTCGAATGATTATTCAATCAATGATTTAGCGGTTGCAAACGATATTGCTCCGTATGTAAGAAAATATAATGTTCAGACTGTCGCTTATTCCAAAAGGACTGCACAAGCCGTCGCAAGTCGGTTAGTTCCCGCTGGAATTCCCATTACAGACATGGATGGGGCGATATATGCTGAAAGTTGTGATCGGTGGTTAGGCGCAATCAATTCCCATCGATTACAGCATGGGGGTCAAGAGGAATTGACTCAGCAAACACTATCGGCTGCGAAACTGCCCTATGGGGATGGGTCATGGATCATCGGTAGGAGAGCAAGTAGAGTCGCAGTTTGTGCAGCTGTGGCATCTGCTTTAGCAAGTTATTTTGCGACACAAGTAGAAACAGAAATTGACATACAAGTCGGATAAATCGGATTTATGGTATATTATGTACCAATGGGATTATTCGATAGATTTCGGGCAACTCAACCAGATAATACAGTTGATGTAGCTGCTGCACTTTCACCTTACAACGCACAACAATTAGTTGGCGGAATTTTATTTGGAACTACAACTGCAACGCGTGAACAATACATGGCGATTCCTGCCGGAGCGCGTGCAAGAAATATAATTTGTTCAACAGTCGGATCTTTACCAATTGAACAATATAATCATTTTACAAATGAACACATAAGACCAAACCGAGTAATTATGCAACCAGATCCAAGAGTTGCAGGTTCAGCAATTTATTCATGGATCGCTGAAGATCTTTTACTTTATGGTGTTGCTTATGGAATGGTAATGGATGCTTACGCAGCCACAGATGCTTCAAGAATTAGAGCATGGACAAGAATTGCTCCGGGTCGAGTATTTGCTTCACTAAATGGTAATTCAACAGAAATTGAGTATTACACAGTTGACGGCAAGCGAGTGCCACCATTTGGATTAGGTTCGCTAATTGTATTTAATGGATTAGATGAAGGAATACTTAATCGAGCAGGTCGCACAATTAAAGCTGCTGCATCATTAGAACAAGCTGCTGAAATGTATGCAAAAGAGCCTATGCCACAAATGGTGTTAAAGTCAAATGGCACAAATTTAACTCCAGAGCGCATTACAAAATTATTAGAGTCATGGAAAATATCAAGATCAACAAGATCAACTGCATTCTTAAATGCCGATGTTGAATTACAGGCTTTAGGATTTGATCCGGCTAAATTACAATTAAATGAAGCTCGCCAATACCTTGCTTTAGAAATTGCAAGAGCATCTGGCATTCCAGCATCATTTGTATCTGCCGAAACTACCAGCATGACTTACTCAAACATGACAGCCGAAAGAAAAGCACTTATTGACTTTTCTCTACGACCAATCCTTACTGCAATTGAACAAAGACTATCTCAAGCCGATTTCTGCCCTAACGGAATTGAAACTCGATTTGATATTGACGATTTCTTGCGTGGTTCAGCATTAGAGCGAGCGCAAGTCTATGAAATCCTAAACCGCATCGGCGCGATGAGCGTTGAGCAAATCCAAGAGGAAGAAGACCTAATACGATGAAAATTAATTTCCCGATAGAGATAACTGCTGCCGATACTAACAAGCGCACAATCTCAGGAAAGATCGTTACATGGGATGAGCAAGGATCAACAAGTGCAGGATTAACTGTATTTGAAAAAGATTCAATTGATTTTTCAAAACCCGTCAAATTATTGCTTGAGCATCAAACAACAAAGCCTTTAGGTAAGTTAATTGACATAACAGCAACAGATAGTGGCTTGGAAGCCACATTTCGTTTAGCCAAAACATTTAGAGCCGATGACGCATTAGAGGAAGCTGCTACTGGGCTTCGTGATGGATTTTCTGTCGGAGTAAAAATTAATGAATGGAAAAATGAGGAAGGCGTGCTAAGAATTAAATCAAGCACACTTCAAGAAGTTTCACTCGTTACAGATCCAGCAATTGACAGCGCAAGAGTCGCTGAGGTTGCAGCTAGTGAAACACCAGAGAATTCCGAAGCAACCGCTGAGGAAACCACAACAAAGGAGAACAAAGTGTCAGAAATTACTTCTGAGGCTCCTATCGCAACCGAAGCGGTAGAAGCGACACAGGCTCCAGTTGTAACTGCTCAATATGTGGCATACACAAAGCCACGCGTTAATGAGAATGTTACAGCAGGACAATATGCAGCAGCACAAATTCGCGCTATTCAAGGCGATACAGATGCACGCGATTTAATTGCAGCATTACAAATTGCAACAACAGGCGAGAACACAGGAATGGTTCCACCTAACTACCTACGCGATGTAATCGGAGTTATCGATTCATCTCGACCATTCATTGATTCAATCGAGCGCGCTCCACTTCCACCAAGTGGTCTTAAGGTGTTCACACCTGTGCTTGGAAATCAGGCAATCGTAGGACAAACTGCTGAGGGTGTAGAGTTTGCATCACAAGATACAGCAGTAACATTCCAAGAAGACACAATCGTAAAATTTGCTGGTGCAAATGTTGTGAATGTTGAACTTCTTGATCGTTCAGACCCATCATTCTTGGATCTATTAATTCGTGAACTTGCTGCATCATACGCACAAAAGACAGATGCTTATGCAGCTAAGATCGCATCAGAGGCAGCAGCCGGTTCATCAGGATCAACAATTTATGCAGCAATCGCTGATGGAATTGCAGATGCTTATGGCGTTATGCGCTTCACACCAAACCGTTTGATGGTTGCTCCATCAGGTGGCGAGGATGGCATCGACTTCGCTGGATTACTTGGCGCAGTTGCAGATGGTCGTCCACTATTCGCAGCAGCAGCTCCACAAAACGCAGCTGGATTAATTTCACAAGGTTCAACAGCAGGAACAGTCGCAGGACTTGACCTAGTTGTAGATCCTAACTACACAGGTGATAATGCAAATGTTAAGCACGCATTAGTTTACCCATCAGCAGCTATGAGATTCCACGAGTCAGGAACATTTGATATTCGTGCAAATATCGTTGCTAACGGCCGTGTTGAAATCGGTCTTTATGGTTATGTCTGTGCAGTAAATCGTTACCCAGCAGCATTCCGTAAGTTATCAGTAGCTTAATTTAACTGAGTGCCTGGGGTTGCTCCCGATCTCAGGCATCCATTAATGGGAGTAAGGAGATGACATGCCAAGTATAATTACAGCCACCGAGTTG